CCACAACAACGTGCGACTTGGTTGGATGCGATGGCGTCCTCTTGGGCTTATTATAGCCGCTAACGCCAGCTTTAGCTAGTCGGGGGTCTTTTGGTGCGCGTGGGGGCATTATTTTTCCTTTTATATCGCTCTAATATATCCTATAATGCGCTTTTAACAAGGGAGCCTTGATATGGTTGAAATTAACAAAGAAGATGCCTTCCGAGACAGAAAAGTTATAATGAGATGGGTTGAGGAGCTTGTTGCCAACGCTCTTGAAAACACTGTTGATAGAAACAAAGCGGTAGATGAAATTTTCCAAATAGACGATTACGTTTGCAGGGCTTTTGGTCTTGACCCAAACGATATACCGCATTGGCTAGATGATTAGTCATTTAACAATCCAAATTCTTTTAGCAAGCGAACCTCATCTTCAATCTGTTTCATCTGCGTATCAACCAGACGCGGGTGCATAAATTGTGCGACACGCCCAATATCTATTGCACGGCGTATTCCGGCTGGGTCTTTGCCCTCAGCAATTTTTTCTTGATATAAATCAGGGAATGACTCAGCCCTGCTAAGGGTTACAGGATAGCCACCTCTATAAGAGCCAGCCTCGCCAATAACATCGGGATACGTTGGATGTGGGTTTTCAAGGTCGGCAAGCCTAGTAACCTTTGCGAGTTCACCCTCTGGGGCAAGTAAACTAACCGCGCCAAATGTTCTGCCGGATGGCATAAAGCGCGTCTCAGGAAGGGATATAGCGGCTCTAACCGATCCTATGTCTGGGAATCCAGCTTTTTGAGCAGGGCTTTGCGACACAACATCAACAAACACCTGCCTTCTTGCGCCAGCCCCTGCTTTTTGAGCATCTTTTTGTAACCAAGCAATAAGTTTATCAGGGTCTTTTGAACTAGGGTAATCTGGGAACCTTTCCTTGATCTTGTCATCAAAAGCCTTCTGATCTTTTTTAAGGATTTTTGACTCAGGTATCATCCTTGCTATAGTTTCAGCCGTATCAAGAGAAAAATCGCCCGATCTTTCAGCCATATTACTTGTCACTAAGTTAATAGGGGCATCAAAATTGTAACGCTGGTTTTCCGGTATATCCTCAATTATTGTTTTAAGTTTTCCGGTTACAGGGTCTTTAATTTGTCTAGACCGCTTTCCCTGCCGCAACAATTCAACTTGGTTTTCCATAGAAGATATTGCCGTAGTAGCAGACGACCAAGAGCCTTGATTTTCACGCATAAAGTCATCGCCGCCGCGTTGTCTCGTTGCGCCGTATAGCGGCTGATTGTTTACCTCTACAAGGTCGCCGTACCCAGTTCTGTCTCCAGCCGCTTGTAACACCCACTCGCCCTCTATTTCTTCTGGTGTTATTGCTTTTTTGTCGGCCAAAAGCCCTTCGGCTGGGTCAAGTCTAACCGAGGACATCTCCTCTATTCCCAAACCTGTCAGTAATTTATTTATAGTTTTATCTTCAATAAAAGGCTGGCCTTTTTCGTCTAACAAAACGCGGCTACCGTCTGGCAAATATGCCGTTTGGTGCGTTGTTCCACGCAGTTCGTTTGTTACATTAAAGGGCGTCATCGCAACAGGCTTACCACCCAAAGCACCGAGCGTGGCACCGCCAGCCGATCTGGCCGCTATACCTGCGGGGGCTAGTGGCGCGGCCACAAGAAGGGAGTCATAGCCGAACTCGTTGCCCTCATCGTCAACAAGCACTCCGGTGCCGCCAGTCGCCATATCAACGCCGGACATTACCTGCTGGTTGGCCATCTGGCGCAACGCCTCTGGCGCGGCCTTCGCGGCGTCAACTATCTGATCCGCCTCAAGGCCAAGCAAGCCGGACACCGCCTGATAGGCTGGCATGTACTGCAAGCCGAACTCAGGGTCGCCGTAAACGCCCTCGGTGGTGACAGGAACCTGCGTACCCATTGGCGCGTCAATAACATCAACATATTCGGTTGTGGGGGCTTCTAGCACCTCGCGGCGCACAGGCGAGAAAATATTGCCAAGCAATCCGAGATATTTCTCATCTTCCGGCAGGAATCCATACTCGTATTGCTGTGCCATCTAAACTACCCAATTAGTGTTCGGTTTCAAACTGCGATTGGAATTATAACCCCTTGAGTAACCTCCCGCAACCGCACCCTGCCCAGCAAAGGTCAGCACAAACGCATCGGCCACGTCAGGCGACCTCTGGCCGCGCTTCTTCATCTCGTCCTTCGACTCAACCTTCAACTTGCCGGACGACAGGTATTTATACCTTATTCCGGTAATCTCCGCTATCAGCGTGTCATCCTGCGGTATGTGACAGTCACGCGCCTCGAACCACTCACGCGCATTCCAGAACAACTCATCGCGCAACCGATTAAAGCGATCCTTCAAACTTGCCGACTCCGACACAGACACCGCAACGGCTGGCAAGCCCAACTCGCGCAACCTGTCCGCCAGACCCGCACCCAAACCAATAGCGTCAATGTATATCGCCTGTGGACGCATCCTGTACGGCACCGCGTCATGCTCGGCCAGTATAATACCCGCCAACTCCATCAAATCCTTGCCCTGCCACGTCTTGATCGGCTCGACCATCACCTGACCCTGCCGCTTGCACAGCGCAGACCTGTCACCGCCAAAACGCGCCACGTCCAGCCCCCACTCAACCGGAGTCGTCTCAGCCATCTCAATGTCGCGCTTGACCGCATCCTCAACCAAGTGCAACGGCACAAGAACGTCATCGGACTGCGTGGGGAACTCACCCAAGACGCGCACGAAAAATACATTGCTCTCCTCTCCGTACTTATTCGCCATATCGGTGATAAACTTGGGGTCAACATATTCACCCTCGCGGCACGACACGGTTATGCAGTGCCAGTTCTCGCGGTCAGAATGAAACGCGTCATAGAAGTAGCCATCAGACCGCGTGGGGTTACCGCACATGACAATCTTCGCCCCGACCGTTGACAGCGCACCCGATGCCGTCTCAAAGATGATATTCGGCACGCCAGATGCCTCCTCGACCACAAACAGCATATGCGGCGAGTGAAAGCCAGCCAACGCCTCTGGGTTCTCCCTACGGCTGGTTCTCGCAACCGCAAACGAATCTGACGCCCCCTTCAGGGCAATCTTGTCGGACTTGAACTCAAGCAAGTTTTTGAAGGCGGGGGGCATGTCCCTAGCCCAGCGATCAATCTCAGTCCAAAGCACGTCCGATAGCTGGTGTGCGCTGTTCGCCGTCACGGCAACCTTGCAGGGGTAGTGCGTCATCAGCCACCAGAGCGTCACCCACGCCTCAAACGCCGTTTTTCCGACACCGTGGCCGGACTTGATCGCAACCTTATCGTGCGCCGCAATGGCCTCTAACGCCTTGCGTTGCCACTTCTGCGGCTTGGCACCGAGTATCTGCTCCACAAACAGCACAGGGTTTTCGCGTATGGCGGCTAATAATTCAACTTCGCTCTTGGTAGGGGGCATTGGTGTTTTCTCCGATATGGGGGGGGTGGTAGGGGTATATATATTTATACCCGCCCCCCGCGTGTGATTTGATGGGGGGGTGCCAGATCAGGGCATTTTCCGTCATAATTTCTAACTTTGTCGCATAACCTCCATTATGCGTATCGTGAATCCTTTGTTTACAGTTACTTAGCTACCCTGTGGATAACTTATTAACTGCATATTGGTTAACTGCCTATTTCTTAGGCATCTCATCGTTAACCGAAATCGGGTTAACATCCTCGCCCGCGCGTACTGATTGCGGTTGTATGTTTTCTCCGTCAATCACCTCTGCATGCTTCAATCGCGCCGCATCGTTTACTTGTTGTAATACCTTGATAAATGAGTCGCCCGCCTCAACCTTGGACTCGATGCCCATCCTGTCGCCGTACACCTTCGGTATCAACCTTGACGCTTGCCACTTCTTATTATCCGACACCAGACGTGCGGCTTGCGGATCAAGCATACCGGACAACACGCTGTTGTTGATCTCGTCTAGCTGGTCAGCGTAAACCATACCCCTTGACGCCATAGCCGTCATGTAACGCCG